AATTATGGCAAAGAGTAAAAAAACAAAAGTAGAAGAAGCAGTAGAAGAAATTAAAGAAGACCTTACAGCATCATATCATGAGATGTGTTCAGAGCTGGGCAAGAAAGCTACAGTATTTCAAAGGGAAAGCAAGGTATCAAGCGCAAAGCATCTTCGTAATGCTATCAGGGCTATCAGGTTCGTCATTGAGGAACTAGAGAAGTAATGCTGGTATTCAGCGCAGGGGAACATGAGTTCAGCGTTCCTGAAGAATGGTCAGAGATAACACTAGGCAAGTATGCCATCTTCATCGATGCCGTTAATGAGCTACAGGCAAAGCTTAAAGAGGATGAGGCTGAAGATATAGGCTTTTATCAGATAGTATTAGAATATAGAAGTTATTTCAATAAGCTATTCCAAGCATTTACAGGCATAGAGCCAAGCATCATAGATAGGATTAAGGCAGATAACATATACACTACTTATATGTATATTATGAACTTCCTTAAAGAGCCTGACTATAACAAGATTGACAGTTTCACTTTTAAGAAGAAGAAATACTATCTCCCGAAATCTAAAGTCGATTACTTTGGTAATGAGATTGAGATGGGAGAGGCTTCATTTGGTGAGGTGGTAGAGGCTATGCAAGTACAGGAGATGGATAAAAGCTTTCAGGAGAATAATTTCAAGGTATTACCCTATCAGATAGCGATGTTATGCAGACCAAAAGGCGAGGATTACAACGACCAGAAAGTAAAAGAAAGGGCTGAAGTATTTAAGGAGCTTCCTATGGATGTAGTATGGCAAGTGGCTTTTTTTTTGATAAGACAAAAACAAAACTCTTTGAAACATTTACTTCAATCTTTAGAGGAGGCGAGGGCGGTCAAAACAGATTAAGCAAGTATGGATGGTACAACGTTCTTTATATGGCATCTGAAGGGGATTTAAAGAAGATGAAAGAGCTGGAAACGATGCCCGTTTATGATGTCATGAACTTAATAAATTATAAAATTGACTATCAGAAAGAACATTTACAAAAAAACAACGTAAAAAAGTAACATGGCAGATTTTACAGATATCGTAACTGAATTTAGTACGATAGCAACAGCACAAACAGGGATTAACAGTTTTAAGTACGGCAATCCCGATGAAATCAATACATCAAGACAAAACACGAAACCATTATTGATACTACACAAACAAAGGGCGGTAACATATCCTGACTTCCAGAAGAACCTTAAAACATTTGAGGTATCATTTGGTATTTACGATACTTATTTCGAAGAACAGAAAGCGAGCAAAGTATATGCAGATAAGCAACAGGATTTATTGAATCTTATGGAACACTTTTTAAGGGAGTTCAGGAGCAGAAGTCTTGGCAATACAACAGAGGTAACAAGCGTTCAGGAGTGGCATATGCCGAGCAATGATGAAGATAAAATAACAATCAATTTCGTTGAGGTGGTAGGCGTTGATAAATTAGCTGGCGTGGAGGCAACGATAAGCCTGACAATATTTAGTGATTGTGATACGGGAACATTTAGCTATTAATGGCAAAATTTGAATTAATAAAAGTAGAACTTGATAAGCTAGGGAGTAAGCTATTAAAAGCTTTTGCTCTTGAGCTTATTAATCAAGGTCATAAGGCTACAGGCTCTCTTATTAATTCATTCCGTAAAGATATCCTTTTAAACCCTAGTGGATATAGATTAGTATTTTGGTGCAATGATTACGGTTTATACCTTGAAAAGAAAAGGCAGGCAGGGAAGTACGTGCCGATAGCTCCATTAATGAAATGGGTGGCACAGAAAGGTATAGCATCATCAAATAAAGAGGTTAGAAGTATCGCCTTTGCCATATCTAAAGCCATATATCTTGAGGGTACACCAACAACGGGAAGAAGAACACCTAACGGACAGGGTGCTTTTAAACATTCAAGGGTAGGCAGAAGGACGGCATGGATAAGCCATACAGCAAAAAAGAATAGAGAAATAATAAAAGATACAGTACGTAAAGCCTTTAAAGACCAGATTAATACATCTATAACAAACTATATTAGAAACACAAACAAAAATCTTGCATAATGCCAATAGCAATACTTTCAAAACCAGCAGATGACAGCATCAATTCAGTTTACAGACCTATCGTTTATGAGGTTGAAGTTCCTGATACAAGTGGAACGCTAGAGCTTGTCAGAGCATCGGTTAAACTTTACATCAATGGCTCTGTTGTCAATAATAATAATCCCATCATTCAAGACCCCGACTTAACACAAACGGGAGGAACGGCAGACCATACACAATTCACCTTTGATATATCAGGGGTGGCACGTAATTATATCACCAGCGATTTACAGATATTAGGGGGTGAGGGTTCAGTTGATGCCACAAACAGCATGAAAACACTTTATATTCAGGTCGGAGGGATATATAAAAGCACAACAACAAACGAATTGTCAGAGGCATCGGTGGCAAGTTTTAGCGGCAATGAATGTTATATCTTTAACGGTGTATATCAGCACATAGATACACAGGGCTTTACAGCCTATGAGCTGGGTGGATATACAAAAAAATTCCTTACTAACTTCCCTCGTAGTGGTGTTGAATTATATTCAAGGGTGGGAAGAATAAAGGTAAAGACTGATGAAAGCTATTTTTTATCATTAATAGATACATCATTATCTGCCGATACTTTAATCAAGGTTGATACATGGGATAGCTCTGATAGTATCGTAGATAATTACAGAATTGATGCCAGCAGTAGCAATGTCAGGCATGATTTGGGGGTAGGGTGTTCAAACTTCGCCAATCTTGTTAGTGGTGATATGCACAGTTCAAATACAGGCACATTGCCAATAATCACGGCATCAATAGCATATTATGATATTCTTTTCTTCGATGCGACATCTATCGGGAATTTAAGCGAATATATAACCTTTGAGATAGACAGAAAAAGCCATGACTACTCTACTCGTTTTCATTGGCTTAATAGATTGGGAGGTTTTGACAGTTGGACTTTTGATGGTGCAAGTAGCAGAGGACAGAACCAGAGCAAAGCATTGTATGAGCAGAACCTAGATTACTCTTTTAATATCTACGATTCAGAAACGGGCATCAATGCCATAGAATCAAAGAACACCTTTAGTTCTTATTCAGGATTATTGAATAATGATAAAAGGAAGTGGCTAGAGGAACTATATACATCACCAGAGGTTTATGTTGTTGAGGATGGTGCTTATGTGCCGATTTTGATTACAGATTCACAAGTAAAGACCATTGATGATGATAAGAAGCTTATTCAGGTGAAGATTAATTATACTTACTCACATCAAAATGTCATCAATGTCTAGAATAGAGGTCGAAATACGGGATTATTATGTAGGTGGTACTGACAGAACAGTAGGGCAACTTGATATTAAAGACTCTGATGATTTCCCTTTAAGTGTTACTTATCTCATTGCTGATATTAAGAACATGAGCATCAGGTCAGGGAGTTACACAAAGACTTTCAATGTGCCTGCCACAAAGAATAACAATACTATACTTCATGATATCTGGAATCCTAACACCTATGCCGATAACATCAGTAGCTATACGGCAGCAGGGCATAAGATGCTATCACGAAAGCCCTGTATTATTAAAGTCGATGGAGTGCCGATATTGAGGGGTGAGATTAAAGTTAAGAACATAATCACAAAGGGCAGAAAGAAAGAATATGTCTTGCAGATAATTGGTGATAATGCTGATTGGGTAAAGCAACTTGAAAACCTTTATCTCAATGAGCTTACTGCGTTTGATGGCTCTATTGCTGATTCAGACCATACTTTCAATCAAGCTACTATTGAGGGGAGTTGGGCAGGGAATTACGCCGGTCTTGATAGTGCGATTGGATATTGCTATTTCTATCCTATTATCAATTATGGGGGGTGGAAGAATAGCACAGGCGTTGTTGTTGATGATTTGCGCCCTGCGGTATATATTAAGGCTTTGCTTGATGCTGCTTTCAGGCAGATAGAATATAAGATTGATTCTACTTTCTTAAATACCACAGACTTCAAAAAACTCGTTATGCCATATCTTGGGCATGGGTGGACATTATCAGATACTTTTATCAGCGACAGAAAATTCAGGGCAGGATTAACAAGTGACCAAACATATAATAATACAACACTAAATACTACGGCAACGCCTATAACAGATTATTATATTATTCCTTTTGATGATGAAAGCACATCACCTAATTTTGATACGGGAAGCCTTTACAATAACAGCACTTATAAATATATTGCTAATGCAGGCTTTAAAACAACATTTAAAGGTTCTCTTAAAATTACAAATCTATTAGCTGAAGCAGGCACATATACAATATATCTTCGCCATACAAGAGGAAGCACAGTTACAGACTTAAAAATGTCTGATAGCATTAGTATTGCTGGTTCAGTAAATTACATTACAACATCTAAAAATATATCCTATGATTCAGGATATTTTGAAATACAAAGCGGTGATGAAATTCAAATATTAATAGCTTCTGTATATAACCCGTCTAGTGTTGCTGGCTTATATTTTTATCATATTCATAATTATACTGTATCGGGAATATCAGGAGGCAATTTCAACACTTATGTATATAATGAGATAGATAAGACAATATTAGATGGAGGTAGCGTAACATTAG